GAAGGACCTACTGGCGCTACTGGCTACGAAGGACCTACAGGTGCTACTGGCTACGAAGGACCTACAGGTTCTACTGGTTGGGAAGGACCTACAGGTTCTACTGGTTGGGAAGGACCTACTGGTGCTACTGGTTGGGAAGGTAATACAGGAGCTACTGGTTACGAAGGACCTACTGGTGCTACTGGTTACGAAGGACCTACTGGTGCTACTGGTTACGAAGGACCTACTGGTTATGAAGGACAATTTTATGAAATTGCAGTAGGATCATTATCTTCTAGTGCTTCAATTAAAACTCCTATAATAACTCATACTGATAGTAATCATCCAGATGGTTTAAATCTAATCAGAGCTTATAATTTCACTTTTCCATTATGGACAAGAAAATATTCTAAAACAATAGGAGATTCTATACATACATCTTATGAAATTGAACACTGGGTGGAAAGTCCAGATGTTATTATTTCTGTAAGAGATTTAATTACAAAAGAACTTGTTATTCCTTCATTGGTAGTAACTGATGAAAATATGGTAACAGTAGTATTTGCAGAAGCTCCTAATACTGATCAATATCGTGTAACTATCATTGGCTAATTTAGTTTAAATTTTATAATTATATGGCTAAAATTAGAATTCTTAATAATACATCATTCTATGCCCCTATGTCCTCTACGGACAACATGGGTGTTCAATATGTTAACGCATTAAGTGGATCTTTGGGCGAAGTAACATTACAAAATATTAGACCAACAATTGAGTATACACCAGTTACAATATATGGTGATGTAATCATTGATGGAACTATTACTGGTACTGGTAGTGCATCATTTGTAGATACCTCATTTGAAGCTACCAGTTCGTTGTCAGTAACTAATATTGGTACTGGACCAGCATTAAGTGTTACACAAGAAGGAGAAAATGCAGTTGCTGCATTTTACGATCATGAATCCACCATCGCATTATATGTTGATGGTACTAGTGGTCGCCCAGCAAATGTTGGGGTTAAAACCACAAATGCAGATCAAGCTCTTACTGTTGCTGGTAGTATATCTGCAACAAAAGTTATATATGGTACACATAATCTAGTTACTAATTCAAATTATAGAGGAACTTATAGTAATTTAAATGCTTATACTCGTTCTGATATAATTAGTTATAACAATAGTACATGGATTCTTTCTAGTGATATAAGCACAAGTAATTCTCCAGATACAGAAGCTTCATGGGAAATATTCACTGCTGAAGGTGCTACTAGTCATGAAGGTGATACAGGTGCTACTGGTCATGAAGGTGCTACAGGAGCAACTGGTCACGAAGGTGCTACTGGTGCTACTGGTCATGAAGGTGCTACTGGTGCTACTGGTCATGAAGGTGCTACTGGAGCAACTGGTTACGAAGGTGCTACAGGTACTAATGGTTGGGAAGGACCAACTGGTCATGAAGGTGCTACAGGTGCAACTGGTCATGAAGGTGATACAGGAGCAACTGGTTACGAAGGTGCTACAGGAGCAACTGGTTACGAAGGTGCTACTGGTCATGAAGGTGATACAGGTGCTACTGGTCATGAAGGTGATACAGGTGCTACTGGTCATGAAGGTGCTACAGGAGCAACTGGTCACGAAGGTGATACAGGTGCTACTGGTCATGAAGGTGCTACTGGTGCTACTGGTTACGAAGGTGCTACTGGAGCAACTGGTTACGAAGGTGCTACAGGTACTACTGGTTGGGAAGGACCAACTGGTTACGAAGGTGCTACAGGAGCTACTGGTCACGAAGGTGCTACTGGTGCTACTGGTCATGAAGGTGCTACTGGTGCTACTGGTTACGAAGGTGCTACTGGAGCAACTGGTTACGAAGGTGCTACTGGATCAACTGGTCACGAAGGTGCTACAGGATCAACTGGTCACGAAGGTGATACTGGTGCTACTGGTTACGAAGGTGCTACTGGATCAACTGGTCACGAAGGTGCTACTGGATCAACTGGTCACGAAGGTGCTACAGGATCAACTGGTCACGAAGGTGATACTGGTGCAAATGGTCACGAAGGTGATACTGGTGCAAATGGTCATATAGGTTATGATGGTCACGTTTATTATCCAATTGAATATGTATCTGAACACTTTGATTCTGAATATGGATTATATACTGCTGGTGGTATGAATTTATCGGCAATACTTCTTACTATAGACCCTAATCTTGGTACTACTGCACAATTATCATTAAGATCATCAGTTCCTGAAGAATTATATGGATATCCCAATGTGACACGGGTGGGTAGTGTGGTTCCTTATGTAGATGAGTATAATCAACCTATAACACAAGCATACTTTGATACTCAAAGATATTTATCAAAAATGGTTTGGGTAACTTTATATAGTAATCAAAATGTAGCAATATCTCCCGCACTGGAAGGGGTGGGTCCACTTAGACAAAGACATTCATATAATCTAAAAATAAATTATAGTTTCCCATCTCATTTAAGAACAGAAGGAGGAGAAGATGGTTCTCTTAATTATAAATATAGTCAATTAATTGGAGATAATTCATCTAGCATATTTACAGTATCACATAATTTATCTACATCTGATGTTGCCGTATCTGTTATGGATGTTGGAAGTAAATCTGTTATTATTGTTGGTGTTGAAGTGACTGATGATAATACAATTACAGTAGATTTTGCTAATAATGTTCCAACAACGGAACAATATAAAGTAACCATATTAGGTTAATAAAATAACAAACTAAGTAACAAAAAACCCCCAGTGAAAACTGGGGGTTTTTTTTGTTAACATATATAAAATTTTTATATTAAACGAATTGTAATTTTATCTATCAATTCTTTGTCATCTTGATCCGTGTCAAATTTTTGAACATATTTCATATATTCATTTACATTAAAATCGTCTAAATTATAATGTTTAGATATCAATTCTTTAATAGCATTTAAATGTTTTCGGGGATCAAAACCAAAAAAACATTTAGCCATGTGATAGCATAATCCATTATGTATTTGATGTGGTGGTATATCTTCACAATCTTTCCATGAAGAAAATTGTCTAGCCGCACTTACAAAGTGTCTATATGGTAGTGGTTCCACCATTATAGAATGGTTTTTTAAAATATTTCTTAATGCTTGCTGCTCCCAAGGATGTCCCGTATCTAAATACCCAGCAGGATGTAACCACCAATCATTTAAAAATTTTATAGTATTTGGATTATTTTTAAGAACAAAAAATCCACCACAAGGCATATCTGGATGATGCCATGGAATATCATTAACAAAAAAAGCGTCAGAATTAAAATTATAATTTTTTAAATGATCTAAAATATGTTTTTGTTTTATTAAAAAACAATCCGAATCACAGTATATTAAATAATCGCAATTATTATTTTTTAAATGATGTAAACAAATTAATATTTTAGACCAAGAAACGTGTCTTATATTATTTTGAGTTCCTATACAATTATGTAATATATTAGCAGGATGTTTTATTCTAGAATTTAAATATGGAATATAATAGTTAAATTCATATCCAAAATGTTTACACGCTTCATAATTTGCAAAAGTGCATAAGTTATGATATAAATTTTTATCATCTGATAATTCTCTATTATCAGACATTATAAAATGTATTTTTGGTTCTGTCATAATTAACCTTATTTGTTCCTATTTAAAATAATACTTAAACTATCATGAAATTCGTCAGACCATATTTTATTATCATATATTTTTTCTAAATTTATATCACAATCTAAATATATAGCCTTTTCTTTCCATAAGTCTTTATAATATACACCATTGACTTTAATTTTTGATTGTTCATCTCTATATTCTGGATATTGAGTACAAATTCTAACATTATCAGAAGTATAAATATATTGCATATCCCAATTACCACTATGTCTATAATATGTTGATTCTAACAACTTTCCATAATTAATTCCCATTAACTGTGGACCTGTTGGATGATAAGGAGATATTCCATAGTATTTATTAGCAACATTATATACAATATTAATAATACAATTCAAAATGAATTTATTATTTTTCTTCGAGGTAATTAATCCATTACATATCGAACTATATGTTTTACCATTAAATTGAAAAAATGCATCAGATACTAGATATTCCTTATCAACAAACGAATCTAATTTAATATTATTATCAAATTTCATCTTTATATCTAAATAAATTCCTCCATGAATATATAACGCACATAATCTCCATAAATCTGCTTTATAAGCTAATGGTATAAGAGAATCATATGCAGTTAATATTTCTTGAGGAAAATAAGTTTTTATTAGTTCTCTACAGTCATTAGTATCACATAAATTGTATTCAAATTCAGGATTTTGAAGTTTCAATTCATCTACACATTCTTTTAACTTAGGTGGTAAATCTTTTGTATGCCATGTTATCCAAACCTTATACGGTATGATTTGTTTTTTTAAATAAAATAAATTATCATTTATGCAGAATCCTTCGTCATACGAATCAAATAACAATTCCATATCTCTCTTTTGTAAATGAACGTATGTAACTTCTCTACTCGAACCATCATCATAAGTTACGGTAAGATTTGAATTTATTTTATCATAATATAAATGATTTATATTTTTTGTTGAATTCATTACATCAAAAAAATTCTTTTCACATTCTTGATGATTTTTTCTAAATAAATAGAAAAATTTAGGAGGAACTATATCACAAAAATATCGGTTCATGTAGAACATTTTAATTTTGTTAGTTTCCAAATATTTTATCAAAGGTTCTCTATAAGCTATTTCATCTGTTCCATATGCTTTACTATTGTCCAATAATAAAGTTAATAGGTTTGGTATTGATGTGAAATTATTTTTAAAATTATTATCATTCTTGATAGCTGTAAAATGTCCATGCCAACCACCAATAATTCCATAATCTTCTTCAAATTTTATAAAATTTGACAATTTTCCATAAATCAAATCACAATCTCCCCAACCAACATAATCATTTTCCTTTATATCGTATTTTTCTATATAATCTTCAAATAATACAGGATACATTATTTTGAAATCTACGATTTTATATAATTTTTGTATTATATCATTAGGAGATACGTGCTTTCCATATGTCTTATATATTACATTAGATATTCGATTTTTGATATCTTCTAATGTCAATTTAATTTGTATTAAATTTTCAGGAACATTATAATTACTGATATCAGCATCACTAATTAAAAAGACGGTTAATAAATCTTTATTAATTGCTAAAGAATCTAAATATAATTGAAAATAATTCGGAAATTCGCCATAATAAGGCATAAACAAATAAATTCTTTGTTTTTTGACTTCCAATTTTTTATCAATTAATTTAGATATATGTCTATCTGGAGAATACCATCCATTTTTAATAGGATTATATATGTCTAATATGGATTTAAAAATATATTCATAATTATAAGCCAGTTTATACATATCATATAAACTTGCAGATCTTTCGCGAATATACTTTCTATCAAATTTTCCGTCTAGTGCCATTTGAATACCATGACAATAATCAGCTAATGTATGACATAATAATCCTGTTTTATATTGTTCTACAGTTTCTATCATACCACCCCAGTCGGAACATATTACTGGAGTACCGCATAATTGTGCTTCTACAGGTCCACATCCAAATGGTTCTAAATATTTTACAGGATGTATGAAAGCTACACATTCACCTAAAAATTCCGATCTTTGTTTTCCGTGAATAGGCTTTTTATATTTTACATTTGGTACTTTAGGATCTAAAAATGGTGTTGGATCACCTTGCCCACACATAACAAATTCTACATTTGGAAAGTTTTTAGCAATTTCCTTAATAATACCACACCCCTTTAATTCGGTAAGTCTTCCCATATATCCAACTTTTAAAGAATTTGGTTTATTAGAAAACTCAAACTCTTTAATATCAAATCCATGAGGGACTACATACCAATAATTACTAGGTTGTTTATTTTCCGATCCTAATGTTCTGGATAACCATGTATGTGCTTCAAATATTCTATAATTTAAATACGATCCAGTATAACCTATACCAAATTCAATTAAAACTAATTTTAAATTTTCTACAGCATCCTGATATGTTCTTGCTAAAGGTAAACAAACTATATCGGTAGTAACACCTCTATAGTTTTCTATTAGTTTTTCTCTTAATCTTTTGTTAAATTCTTTAGCTAAAGGAGATGACCAATTTGATAATTTATTAACTATAATTGTTTCATCATTATTTTGCTTTACAGCTTCTTCCCATGAACATTTATTTAAAAATTGAAAAGTTTGTATTCTTAAATTATTCCATTCTTCTTTTGTAAATAACTGTATATCTTTAGTAGCTCCACTTTCGGATGTTTCTACCCCATAATGATATACTTCAAATCCCAAACTACGCATCATCGGTGAAAACTTCTTCACCTTTCCAGTAAAAGCATCGTGACTATACTCGTCTCTAGTTATAGTATAAGGTATTGCTGGAATGTGTAAACGTATTTTGGAATTATCCATACTTACATATATTTATTCCATAGACTCAGGTAGATCAATCTTCTCTACATATCCTATAGCACTACCACCCTTTGTCATTTTATTAAACCAGTCCATAACCTTTTCGTAAAAATTATTTTGTTCTGATTCCTCAATAGCATTTACATATCTATCGATAAGCAAAAATGCAACTCCAGCCACCCACATGGGATCGATGTCATGAGATTTTACATCCTCAATTGCAGGCATCCATTCTCCCTTTTCATTTTCGATTCTATGAATTTTGAGAATTAATTCAGAATTATTCATTACGTTTTCTTTTTCCTAAATTTTTAATACTACATGCACAATATTCATAAATATCGCATTTTACACATGTATCATCATTATTTAAATAACGTGAAGGATACATACATGAATCTTTTGTGAATTCTGCAATAGTTTGTGCATTTCTTACTACTGGGGTCGCTTCCCTCTTATGTTGAAATTGAAATTCTTTTGCTGCTATTAATAAATTTGCTAATTCTAGCTTTTTTTTAGTGATATATTTTCCTCTTTTTTTAGTTTCTGTATTTTCTTGCATTTTAATCTTCGTGTATAACTTCTTTATTTTTCTTTTTACCTTTTTTATTTCCAATAGATTCTAGATGTCCATCGTAATCTTCATATTCGTCCCATACTTCTTGGGGAGTTGGAGAATTAATATTAAAATAATCGTCTTCAGTTGGTAGAACTGTACTGAAATTATTAAATTGATCCAATCCCTCCACTATCTGCTCTATTTTAGAACTATCTAACCAACAAGCATCGTAAAAATTACTACCTTTTGATACTACTTCAAACGATGCATACAAATATGTATTTTTTTTATCAAAAAATATCTGTCGATATAACGAAAATGCCAATTCGTCTCCTATTTCTTTATATTTTTCGGCTAAAGATGGTGACAGTTTCTTTAGAATTGATGCTCTTACTGTTGCGGCATCTTGTATCTTACTATCGAATTTTAAAGTGTCGATAAAAATCCAGAAGTTTTGTATTACTTCTTTCCCATATTTGTTGATTATGTCTTTTTGCATTATATACTAAAATTAATGTGTTCCATGAATATTATTTTAGTATATTTATCTTAGAAATCAAGTAGATGACATATCTTTTGCTTTTTTATTATTTAAAATATCTACTACCGAAGCTTTCATGTATGGACATGGGATCTCCTGCCAAAATGTTTTGTCGGTAAATTCCCGAAGATAGAATATCTTCAATCCTCCACACTTTTTTCCCGTCAATTGTTCGTGCATCCATGCATAAATAGACAATTGAATCGAATATGTAGTAAATTCACATTGAGGAAGATAATCGATAGGTTCATAGAAGTAATCATTGTACTTATTAATATAATTAAACTTTTTGTTAGTCTTAAAATCTAAGATATAAAAGATGTTATTATTTTCTACTACTAGATCCGCCATTCCTGCTAGTTTATATTCGTGAGAATATAACAATTTTTCACTAAGGATATTAGAATTTGGTAAAATAACTCCATTAGTTTTTTTCACGAAAGAATCGATCAATTCTTCGTACCCCTTTTCAATTTTTTTGTCTTTTACGTAATTTTCCATCACCAAATGAACATTAGTTCCTCTATTCTGAGCAGTAACAGTGATATTACTCCACTTATTTAGGATTTCATTTTGTGATACACCCTCTCTCTGAGCGACAACTTTACTCCATCTATCTTTGTCGAAAGGTTTTTTATAGGTTCCTATTAAAGTCGTTACACTAGTATAATTCTCGCCAGTTTCGGTGTTTGTATATACATGCGTATCGTGGTCTAGTTTTACAGGCATTTGACCATCATACCACAAATTAAAAAGTTTGCAAGAATATTAATTTCCTATAGCATACCATTGCACTCTCCTGTCATCCGAGGTGTTATTTTCCAAAAATGCTTGCCCTTCCACCCCAGATAACGATGCTATTCCATAACTTATAGATTGTCTATCTTGTCTGTAATTTGGTGTAGCATCATAATCAACAATATGTACACCTATACTGGAAGTGAAACTAAAACATTGTGTAGGAAATGCTAAAGGAAATTTAATATCTACCTTTACTGAAGATACTCCTACTCCAGTGTTAAATGATCCCCATTGCATAATAAATCCATTTGGCAAAAAGGTAAACCCATTAGTTGATAACCCAACAGTATTAGTTCCAGAGCTTAGAGTTTCTACACTCAACATACCATCAGTAGGATCAATATCTAATCCAGAACCAACTTTTATTCCTCCTAGATCCCCAGAAGATGCTTTTTTTAAATTTAATACGCCCGCATTAGTGGCCGACAATCCATCACCAACTTTAATAGCTCCTAACGTACTTGATGCTGCAATTGGAAGCGTAATCCCAGATCCATCAACATATAATATCGAGGGATCTAGACCGTTTGCTGATAATTTAACAGTCTTATTATCTATCTTTAAGGTTAATTTACCGCTATCAATTGCCAACCCTTTATTTTGTTCTACTCTTAATATACCATCGACAGTATATGAAGCCGTACTAGTTGTAGTTCCGCCTAACATGCTAGATTTTACGGATATTTTATTTCCTACTAATTGCATGGTGTTAGTATCAATATCAACGGTTGTTACCCCAAAAGAATCTACGGCAAGACCCTCTTTTACTATTATTCCTCCTAATGAACTATTATTTGCAGGTGGTAATGTAAAACTAGCAACAGCAGGAAGATTATTTAATACTATCTGGGATCCTCCTATCAAAATATAACTAGCAGGATCTAGTATTACATCTCCGTTTAATATAAATAATCCACGCAAATCTGTTCTATATACTAAATCATACTTTTCTATATTAGGTAATTTATCAAAACTGTCTGTTATCCATGTCTTGTTACCTACTAAAATTCCTCCGAATGTACCTACATCAGAAACACTATCACCAACAAATAAACGCTTTTTATCATTAGAATAAATTAATTCCCCATCTTCATATATATTAGTTACTCGATCTATTTCTGGTCCTCGTCTTACTTTTATTACGGAATTTACTGTTTCGGAATTATTAAAAAAGTTAGCCATATATTTATTTAATTCTATAGAAATTTTTTGGCATCGAAAAACGTAGGAACTTGTACATTTTGTGTTGCTACATAATAATTAAAATTCCATCCATCAGTAAAATATGAAGTCAAATCTTGATTCCATCCACTCATATATAAATCTCCATCCGATGTTACTACCTTTTGTGCCATTTCAGTTCCATATCCGCATAAATCTGCTTGATATACCTTAACAACTTTATCATATCTTAATGTTGCATTAGTGTTAGTCACTGTAGCAGGATTAGATAATAATATTTCATTGGTTTTTAAATCTACTAAATTTACTACCGTGCCAGCAGGGATTCCAATACCACTAACCGACATTCCTTTTGTTACATATACAGCTTCTGTTGTTCCCAGTACAACTTTATTAGTAAATAATTGAGCACTTCTTATTTTAAAATCTGTCGTAACAATACTACCAGATAATATTAATGGATATCTTTCGGGATCTTGATTTTGAATTGGATTTTCTCCAAAATATTCATTTTTTGTGAATGTTGTTATAGGACCTGCATTAGGTACTCCTGCTGTTGTTATTCCTAATGCAAAGGTTTCATTAAATCCTACTCCATATACCGTCCCGTCTGCGCATACCACTAAAAACGCACCATTTATTACTCCGTACATACCACCACCATGTGCCATTAATATTTTTTTCGAAGGAAATGTAGCTTGAGTACATGTAAATGTATCTGTTCTAGTTCCATGACCTAACTGGCCCCATTGATTATTACCCCAAGTATAAACTTTATCGTCTGTAGTTGTTACTAAAACACTAGTACCACCAGCAGTAGTACATATAGATGATCCTTTGGATATTGTGGTTTTGGATGCATAATTCCTAGTAGTGGTATTTGATAAACCTATCCCCAATTGACCAAATTTATTATTTCCACATGTATATACAGAACCATCATTTGTTAAAAAATAACTAGACATATGACCACTTGGACCACCTCCAGCCCATCTTTCTGTTGATCCGTTTGCTCCTCCTGCTGTTACAGAATTAGATGTTATTACATCTACTACTCCCGATAATGTATGAAATGTTACACCTCCGTCTACCGAAGTCTTTACTTCTGACCATACATTTACAATTGCGTCAGTTTTATTAACTCCTAAGCATCCATCTGTATTATATCCACATGCCATTACGGTTCCATTTTTTTTGAGAATAAAAGATTTATGATTAGATCCAAGTGGTGAGGTAGTAAATACCTTTGTCGCATTATCTATTCCCAAATAATTCGAATCAGCTCCATCATCTTTGGTTAAATCTTTCATTCCAGAAGTCGGAAATCCGAATCCTACATTAGAAGCACCTAAACCATATACTTTTCCATTCGATTTTACATATAATAAATAACTATTATAACTAGGACAAAAATCTATAACTTTATCTGCAATTTGATTATATGTGGGATATACTATTCGTTTCGGTTTATTTAATATATAATTATTATTATTTCCTGTTCCGTATAATTGATTATCTTCTGTTCGAAATATTGTAAAATTATTATATCCAAGTGAAAATACTTTAGATATATATTGTGGTAACCCAGATTTCCAATTTATTATTGCACTTGTAGGCTTTTTGGGGTTTGATGCTACTCCGGTTTGACCAAATCTATTGGCTCCACCCCATGCAGCAATCGTTTTCATGTCTGCTCCTATAATTATACAATAATGTCCTTCTACCATTTGCACTAATTTAAGTGCTGATTTTAAAAATGGAGGTGGGCATCCGGGACCTACGCAACATCCAAATAAACTTGGACATGGTGGTGGAGGATTTGATATTGTCTCTTTTCTAAAAATTGGTAATCCGTACATAATTAAATCAAATCACCCGATATTAACATCTGATCATTATCTATAGAAACCATATTACAGACTCCATATGGGGATCCTATAGAATTTTTTCCATATACATTTACTATATCTACCCCAGCTATTGATACTTGTGGTTTAAACGATAATGTAAATGTACTTTTATTAACAACTAATGCATTGAATCCTATTGGTAATCCATTTGGTATTGCTATATAACAAATATCAGTAGCTTGTATTATTAATATACATCCATTATCATCTGGAGTTAAAACGTGTGTATCACTAATAGTATTTAAATCTATAATTTTTACTACGGGTTTAAATCTTTTAATAAAATTATCATTAAATTGTACTTCATTTTTAAAATTTGTGCCTCCCGTAACTTCGAGTGTATTAGAAATTTTTATAGGTCCTGTTATGTTATCTCCGCTAATATGTACATAATCAGTTGCTAATAAACCTTTTATACTAGCACTTAAACCGGATACTCCGTCATTAACATATCCTTTAGTTGCTGCATGCATGTCATTTACAGGTTTACTATGTAAAGTTAAAAACCCATACATAAGGTCTCCGGATAAATGAACAAATCCAGTAGCAGAATTATTAAAGTATGTCTGATTTATAGAAATAACTCCATTTATAGATTTTAAAGTAATATTATCTACTACAGGATTTATTCTTGCATAATTTAATATATTATCTGGTCCTGATTCAGATGATAATATATAAGTTAAACAATTTATACTATCATAAAAAGTATCTCCTTTTACTGCACTTGGGTTGGGTGTAGTTCCTATCGTAGAATGATTTCCTACTACAATTCCTCCCCGTGTTGATCCATCTCCTATAAAAGTTTTTTTGTTATCATCCGAAAAAACTATTTCTCCATTATCAAAGATTATCGTTCTCCTATCGGAATCCGATCCTCTCCGTAATTTTATTATTGAATCTATTGTAGTAGGAGTTGCCATGATATTATTTATTTAATATATAAGATTAACAGATTGGAGCGTTTCCAATATTAAATGTTCCATTAACATTAAAGATTCCTAGATATTTAAGCCCATTCAATTCGATTGTTCCCCCACTATCCATAGATAGACCTCCGGGTATTGTTTCATTATTACCATTTAACGTAGCACCATTGTTTAAATGCATATCTAACGTAAAGGATTTTCCATCTGGAACTAAAGATCCCCAATTAAAAGTATTTTGTAACTTTCCTCCGACACAACATCCTCCCACTGTTCCTGAAATGATTAGTGTATATCCAACTAATGAACTGACTACACCATTCCATCCTGCTGCTTTAAGCACTGCTTCTACATCTATTTGACATCTATTAGAAATTGTAGGATTAAATGTCGGGCTGTTTACTATTAATACCGCATTAGAACTCGTTACATTACCTACTAAATTTGTAACTTTACAAGTATAAGTTGCAGCATCTGTTAGTGCAACGGAAGCAATGTTAAATGTGTCTGTTGTTGCACCGGCAATTGGTGTCCCATTCTTAGACCATTGATACGTTAAAGTTGGTGTACCATCCGCTGTTATAGAAACCGAAAATTTAGTTCCTACTACTAAAGTTTGTGTTGACGTTGGTTGTACAGTTATAGTCGGAGCTACAGCTTTTACTATTAATACCGCATTAGAACTCGTTACATTACCTACTAAATTTGTAACTTTACAAGTATAAGTTGCAGCATCTGTTAGTGCAACGGAAGCAATGTTAAATGTACCTCCGGTTGCTCCTGTAATAGGTGTGCCATTTTTAGACCATTGATACGTTAATGTAGCAGTACCAGTAGCATTAACAAACACTGAATATGCCACACCAACATTTAAAGTTTGTGTTGCTGTAGGTTGAGTTGTTATTTTGGGGCCAACAGTAACTATTAATATAGCATTAGAACTTGTTGCATTACCCAAAGAATTTGTGACTTTGCAAGTATAAGTTGCAGCATCTGTTAGTGCAACGGAAGCAATGTTAAATGTGTCTGTTGTTGCACCGGCAATTATTACACCATTTTTAAACCATTGATAGGTTAATGTAGAAGCTCCTAGTGCCACTATTGATACCGTGAATGCTGTACCCACCGATAACGTCTGAGTAGATACCGGTTGAGTTATTATAATCGGTGCGGTTAAAATCGTTAATACTGCATCACTACTATCTGTTATACCACCAGCATTGGATGCTTGACACATTAATGTTACTGATTTAGTTGGACTAATTTCAGTATGAGTAAGACTAGTTTCTCCTGTAAGTTTTATTTTATCTCTAAACCATTGATATACTAACGGATTACTACCTGTTGCTGAAACTGTAAAAGATTTAGATACTAAACTTAAGGTATTTTGGGAGCTTGGCTGTATTACAAATACAGGTTTAGTAGATTTTGCTGATATATTTATTAAAATTGTATTACTAGTTATGGATTTAACTATAGTCTTTAAATTTCCCGGAACCGTATTGTAATATACATTACTTACTATTTTATAACTTCCCGCATCTGATATTTTAGGATTTACTACCAACAATTGGGGCTTAAATATCACTGGATTTATTGATTGTATAATATTAAATTTGAATACCGCAGCATCGTAGGTTATAATATTATTACTAGAATCAAATCTAAGTAAATTACATTCTGTAGTAGTTGTTATTTTTGTATTTGGAGTTTGTATTAAATTTACCGAAACCGAATCCCATATAGTACTATTAATAGTTATATTATCACCTTCTGCTATGTTTGAAGTAATCGGATCTGGTTGGGTTTCAAAAAATAACATCCCTGTATCTTTTACGGTAGAAGGATCTATCGGAGTTGTTGAGGGTGGTGATGGGGGTACTGGTGGTGTTGCTGGTATTATTATATCACCATCCGAAGATCCACATTTTCCAATCCCTGCATATGTTGAAGTATATCCATTAGTATTGACTGTAACAGGTAATCCCGCTACTGAATTAGTACCAGATTCAGTTATTCTACGAATATTACAATTTTCCATGTCTGAAATATATATATCGCCAGTTTTATCGTCTATTGCTATCCCAGATGGCATGTAAAATTTAGCAATATTTAACATGCCATCATCCTTTCCAGATTTTTTCGAAGTTCCTGCTATAGTAGATACTATACCCGATGAAGATATTTTACGAATAGTGTTGTATTGAGCATCAGCTACATAGACAGATCCCGCAGTATCTATTGTTATTCCTGCTAAAGATCCGAATCTGGCATCTACGAGATTCCCATCGACCTCTCCGGGATTTCCTATTTTTCCTGCTACTGTAGTTACTTCTTTGGTTTTTATATTTATTTTTCGAATTGTACAACTATCTGTAACATATATATCTCCTTTACTGTCTATGTCTAAAAATCTAGGGGATTGAAATCTTGCATTGATTCCATTACCATCTGCTAAATTAGCCATCATATTCATTCCAGCAATCGTTGTTACTATACCAGTTTTAGTTATACTACGAACAGTATACAATTCTAATACAATAATATCTCCTGTGGTCCAATTATATTTAATACTAGATGGATAATTAAATCTGGCGACTGTTCCTGTTCCATCTACAGATCCTTGTATTCCAGAAAGTCCAGCAAATGTTGTCGCTTCTCCTTTGGATACTTTTATGATATTATGATTTCCGCTATTAGCTACATACATATCTCCATTATTATCAAATGTAACATCTGTTGGATACTTTAATATTTTAGTGTTTGTTACCCCATCAAGTTTACCATATGTAGATAATGTAGTTGTAACTGATCCACCTTTTGTTATATTACGAATAGAATTGTTAGATGTATCTGCTACATATAAGTCAAAATAATATTCTAGTCCTTGTGGAAAGCAAAAACCCGCAGTAATGCCTGTTGGATTAGAAATTGGTGGAACACTAGGTGTCGTAGGTTTTGTACCACCAGTACCAGTACCACCAGTACCAGTACCACCACCACCACTTTTAATAAGATCTATTCTACGTTTATGTTCTTCTAAACATGGTTTTATATATATGAATTTTGATGATAGACTATCTATTTTTGTGTTGTAATCTTCGCAAAGACCTAAACTACATATTTGTATAGGTATTAAGGTTTCTCCGTCTAAATCATATCCGATTATATATGTTTTGTTTACTAACGAATTAAAGATCAAATCTCCATGCATCGCTTCGTATAATGGTATCGTTGTTGTATCCAATGAACCTGATATCCAATTTTTGTTAGCAACCAATATCCCACCTTCAGTAGTTCCATCACCAATAAATAATCGTTTTCTATCAGTTACATGTATAAATTCCCCCTCTTCGATTACAAAAAGTTTTCTTTCTGTATCCGTTCCTCTTCTTACTAAAGTTGGACCCATCCTTCTATCTATCATTGTTATTTATTTAATTAAGGTGACCCTCTTATTACATCTAATATAGGTTTTAATTTGTTGAAATATATTAATGCTGGTTTTGCAGAAGATTCACCGTATGTTCCGGGAAAGAGATAATACTTATTATCTTCTCCTAATACCAAATAAGTATATGAAGTATGCCCAGCAATTTTTCCTTTTTTATCATATGGAGTATCTCTTATACCAGATGGCTCATAATAATCTCTTGTTAACAGATGTTGATTTGTCACAAGAAATATCCCGCATTCTCCCGCAGCTCCATCTAAATATATTTCGGATCCTGTTAATTGATACTCTGGTAATGGAAATATTGCAGTGTTGTTACTGGGTGTTACCATTACCCCATATAGTTTTTGCAACTCTGATTTTTTACATAAAACAAAACCTGTTCTATCTCCGAGTTTTTTTCTATAGTTATATGATGCGTTGGTACAAATATTCGGACTAAGTCCATTACAAGAAAATAGAATTTCCGAAGCGGAAATTCCGGATATGCCCATAGTAAATGTATTAATATCTGAAAAGAATACTTCGTCATTTTTAGTTGCAAATACAAAATCGGAAGAAGTGTGTGATTTATTTTTAGATAATATTCTATCTACATTATGTGCTAATACAGATGGTTTATAGGTTTGGAAATCTTTAGCTTTAAATATGTTATCAAATTTAAGTAAGTCTCCATTATTTAATAATATTGCCATATTATTTCCATAACTTGGAATATATACATCTATAATATCTTTAAATACATTTTGTGTAAAATCGTTTAAATATTTTTTCTTACCACTATCAAATGTTCCATCATAATTAAAAATAAAACTTCCAGCACTTCGGAAGGATAATCGTGCCTGATTATCAATATATTGTAAAGTATTTCCATTTATAATAGTAGTTACTATTTTTAATGGATCTACTACCATCGCTTGTATCTGTGTTAATAAAGACTTATCAAAAAATGCAGAAGTTTTATATGAAAACACAAAAGTTTCTGGTATATATCCTCCATTTATTTGATATACACCATCAATAAATGATGGATGATTATCTAATATAGCTTCGCGGCTAGTAATACTATCACTAGTGGTTGAAGTAGCAACACTAATATATCTTCCTAAATCTGCATTTTTAATAGGATTTATTATTAAATGTTCTCCGGTGGCACCGGCTATTGCATCATAAAATACTGAATTATATTTGTACCACTGATAACTTATGGTTCCCGTTCCATCTGCTATAGCATCTAATGATATATTATCTCCTATTGCTATTGTTTTAGATGTAGGTTCAGTTTTCCATACTAAAGATTTTGGTGGAGGTACTACCGGTTCGTCACACGGCTCCTCGAAACATGCCGTTAATGGTAATATTTCATTTAATAAATCATCTAATCTTTTAGCTACTTTATATAAACAATCCATATCAGAGATTAGATACATCTTTAAGGTTTTTCCGTCTGTATCGTAACCTATTATGTAGGTTTTATTTACAGAATTGTCATTTATAATATCTCCATAATAAGAATTTGATGGTACATCATATAAATTTTTAACAGTATTTACTACATAATTTCGATTCGAAACTAATATACCTCCCTTTATTATCCCATCTCCGATAAACATACGTTCTTTATCAATACTATATATTAATTCAGATTCCCGGAAAACTTTATCTAGTCTTTCTTCTTCTTTGCCCCTTTCTAATTTAATTTTAGCTATTTTTTTGATAATCATATGATATTTCTATCTCATGGCTTTTCTTATTGGATCTAAATGGGTTTTTAAATTATCAAAAAATGTATACCTTACAGGTTTTTGTTGATTAACATTACTAGGATTATCACATAACCAAAATTTTCCGAAAATATCTTCTATAATCATAGAATATGATGTAGGTGTAGCTATTTTTTTTGCAAACAAACCTGTAGTACTTGATTGATCAAATGTCCAATGATCCGTCATTACTGTAGCACCATATGTAATTCCAGAATCTTTAGATATAACTCTTTTATTTGTTAAAAATAATCCATTAAATTCTTGAGCCATTCCATCTACATAATATTCTCCCGCTGGGAGTGCCATTTTAGCAATTGGTGTAGTTTGTACACCTGTTATTTTAAAATTTAAACCAGCACCTTTTATAAAATTATACAGATTTCGTTTATCTTTTTTAAAACAAACTGTCGCCATTCCCGGTGCATCTCCTAATGAACAAAATAATACATCCTTTCTTAATATTCCCGGTATTAATACTACTCCGCTATCTGTTCCATTACCATCTGGATCGGCACTCGGTCCAACTGGAGATGGTCCTATCCATACATGATATAATTCTCCTGTTTTTAGTGCAACTATTGCATCACATCTATGAGCTTGATTTTTTGTTAAAAACTCATCAACTTTTGTTAATAACGTAGTATTTAGTTTATTAAAACAATCTATTAATATAAGATCGCCATTTTCCATTAATAGCATTTGTTTATATTGAGTATTTCCTGTAGCATATGTACTAGGAGTAAATGTATCTCTAATACTATACATCACAGAACCTAAATATGGAAATGAGGTATTTAATCCTCCTATATCTACACTTCCATCTCTATACATAACGCATGCATTATTATTTCCTAATGATATTCTTAATATATTATCTATATAATAAAAAGTATCGGATCCAAATGTAAGAGATTTAGTATGATGTCCCGTGGAAACTATAGCTTCTACTGTGGGTTTTATATTATTATTAAAAAACGCAGAAGATTTAAACATGAATGTATAATTATTACTCAGATATCCACCTTCCCCTTCTACCGAAAATAGATCTAATACATTTCTCTTCTTTTTTTTATAAATAGTTCTACTTGTAGGTGATGCAAACATAACTTAAATTATATCTCCGGATATCCAAACAACATCAGCTAATGCTGTAGATTTTATTACACATATATTTATTTGAGAATATAGTTGTCTTGATGATAATGAATCATCTGCATTTACAATAAATACATCTGCTGCTAATGTCGATATTTTTGCTTGTATAGCTCCAGTTTGTATTACAACTGCATTAAAACCTACAGGCAAAGAACCTTTTGTAATATTTAATAAAACTCTATCATCCGGTAAAATTCTTGGTCCTTTTTCTACTAATATAATACATCCATTATATTCTGGAGTTAAAGTAGTATCAGCCGTTACTACTTTAATCTCACCAGAGAATTTTAAAAGTTTTTTGCCATCTAAATTTATATTTCCGCTCATAGTACCACCGGCTAGTGGTAAATATGATCCTGTTGCCGTTGTGAGATTATTAATTCGTGTATTGACATCAGCAGTTATAGCTATTCCTAATTCACTTACTGTCGTTTTATATGTATTACGTGTAAGACTACTAATCTTAGAAATTGGAATTATATCATCGTCTCCTATTGGACTAGGTATTACTGGTAATTCTACTATTTTCGTTCCCATAAATTTATTTATTAACTATTTTTGTTTTATCTAATTATGATGTGCTTTTTTCATCACATTTACACTTAAAACATGAACTATAATCAAATGGAATATTTACCATACCGTCTATATCTAATTGAGTATAATATTTTAAGGCTTCTTGAATTTGTGATTCTGTCATTTCAATTAATCCATTATTTTTATCATGTATTAATTGTCTTATTTCGTCTCTTGTCATAATATTTATTTAATTAACCTATTGCAAATAATACTCCAGTGTTAGGTTTTTTGCTAAATGCTGTACTTACTATTAATATAGTAAGTACTGTTAATGTTAACGGTACGTCATATTCGAGAAAATTTATTCCTCCCACCGTACTAGTTGTTACTCCAGCAGTAATAGGAGTTCCATTTAGTTGTCGTATAGATAAAGTTTCTCCGGTTTCGTTTATAAATTTATATTTAGTACCTCTTCTTAAATGTAATTTAACTGAATGACTTGTACTAGCTGGATTTGTTACGGAATCATGACACGGAAAATAAGATCCAAAATTATTTTTCTTAAGCTCAAAAGTATTACCACTTTTAGCATATCTTATAGAATGCACCAATGGTTCGTAATTATCTGCTTGAGAATAATCCACATCCCATCCTAAATCTTCTAATGCACCTATGGTAATTTTTGATAACGGCAGTTCACTAGTAAATATGGGTGTTCTAGGAGTCATCAATTCGTCTTGTAATGCTGGTGCTCCGGGTGATACTACACCGTAATATTGTCTTTGGTCTGATCCAGCAGGATCTATAATTGGACCAGTAGAAGTATTTAATAATCCATCTGGCTCCCTTCCTTCTGCCCAGTGTCCTCCATATGATCCAGAACCCATTGCATTTTCTAATGGTATTGCGGTTAGACTTAGTCCAAATGCTGTATTATATGCCTCAACTGCTTTAGATGTATTTCCTACTATAGAAAATCCATTCCACGCATGTGTAAATGCGGCATCTCCTCTAGAAGATAGTAGACTATCCGTCAATGAAGATGGATCTATTACATCAGTTTGAGCCCTATTATTAGATGGACCTCTATCTATAGTATAAAATATATTTCCTAATACTCCATGTGTATTGGTGGAATTATCACCCGCTCCCACTATAAAACTTCTAGCTAAAAAGCCGGGACCGTTTCTTAAAAACCATAAAGTACCCAAACCTAATGCATGTCCTAATTCATGTAGTATTATTGAATATAATGCAGATTTTCCCCCAATTCCTATTATATTTTTACTTGCTGAATCTTGAGTATTTGAATTAATTATACATCTACCTGTATGTGGTAGTAGTTGATATTTGCTAGTAGGTATATTAGATCTTACTTGTGTTGGTCCTGCAAATGCTAACGTACCCATATCAGGCTTTCCAGATGCATCTTTCATAGCTAGATTATCTACTACTAATACATATCCATCATTAGGAAATTTTAATTGATTAATCTCTGCTCCTGTAGAGTTTGTAACTTCCGTTGATTGAGTTATATCTGGAAGTGCTGTATCTTTTAATACACTGCTCCATTTATTTACTGCATCTTTAACAACATCTAGTACACCAGAAGGAAACGATGCGGAGTCTTTTATTAAGGTATATATTTTGAATTTTTTCGAAGTGTATAAAGTATATCCGGGAAATGCTTTGGTATCTGTTGTGTCTGGAAGTGGCTTACTAATTGTTGGTGGTGTAACAGTTGTTGTTAAAGTTAATTTGGAACTATTACTAGTAATAGTTTCTGTCGTTGTTGATGCTACGCATTTATAATCCGTAATATCTGAATTATTCACGGACGATATATCTAAGGTTTTAAATACTGCCGTTGTATTTGTTGTTATTTTTGTATAAGATGGTGGTGTACCTTGTAATTTATACCATTGATATGATATAAGTCCTGTTCCTCCGACAGCTTTAACATCAAATGTTGCCGTCCCTGCTAATGCTGATGAGGTATCTACTGGTTGAGTAAACCATGTTAAAGGTGCGGTTGTAGGTGGTACTGGGGGTGTAGGTGAGCATGATGTCCCGGTTCCTATAATGTTAATAGTACCATTCATCCCGTTATGGTTACCACAAGCATAGAATAAAGTATTTGGTGCATCAAAAGGAACTTTAAATGTTATATGTCCTACCCCATCAACTCCATTATTGGTAACTCCATTATTATAAGTAGATCCGGATCCATTAACTGCGGCAGTTTTAATCCAAAATGGATGACCACCAGCATCCACATTAAATGTATAAGTTGAACATCTGGTCAATTCTAAACATGGAGAAGTTACGGTATTAATAACATATTTAAAATTAATATCGTCATCTACTACATTAAATACACTACTGTTTAAACAAGTCTTGGACGGTGTTGTAGGTGTTGTAGGTGTTGTAGGTGTTGTAGGTGATGTAGTGGAAGTAACAATATTGGTTACTAATCCTCTAGTATGACTGGTTATAGAATCTACTAGTGTTGAGGACGCTACACATAAATATCTACCTAAATTTGTAGCATTTATAGTTGGAATTATAAATACATTATTTGTAGCTCCGGGTACTGGAACGTATTGTTTAGGTGTAGTTTCTTTATAATATTGATATGTAATATTTCCAGCACCAACTGCACTTAATGTTATACTAAACCAATCTCCAATAATAACTTTAAAATCCGTATCCGGTGTATTAATGAACGCTGGTGACATATCCCACATTAATGGTGTTGGAGGTATAGGTGGTCGAACTGTTATTTCAACAGGACAAGGCTTGCTTGGTCGTATTGAAATCCAATCACCGGTTCCGTCTATTGTTATATTTTCTCCGCTATCTGTTATTAATGGAAAATCTGGATTACAACATTCTTTTATTAATCTATCTAATAAATGATCTATATATGATATTTTTCTATTTATATTATTTAAAGTATCATTCGAAGGGAATATTTCTTTTAAATTATTATTACTTTCTATAAGATAACCTCCATTATTATCCCTATCATGTACTATATCAAAAGTATTTGCTAATTCTGGTATCTGTATAGCCAAAGTTTCGTGGGTTTTTACCGAAACTAATATCCCACCTTTCTTATAATTATTTCCTATAAATACACTTTTTTTATCTTTTATATATACGGGTTCCCCTTCTTCAAAAACAATTAATTTTCTTTGTTCATTACTTCCCCTCCTAATTTTTAATCTTCGTAAATGTTTTTTTATAAATTTCATTTTTATATTACCATTTTATGCAATATACTATAGCAATATTTTTAGGACGAGTTTCGACATCTCCGGTATCACCAGTATTAGATCCTGCGGAATCTTGTAATATAAATTGTTTACAATCAGTCGCACTGTTCTTTACGGCAACTACTACGGGACCTCCGGGTCCTCCACCAGCTCCTGCTCCACCATCATATTTACATCGGGCATCAGAATTCAATGCTGTATTACTTATTCCGTGATGGTGAGTTTTAATCGAATCTGATTGAGTAGATGCACCCAAAATTCGTCCCGACTGTGGATCTTGTCTATTAATTAGATATAAATTTGTAGCTTCGTCGTCTCGTTTATGATCTAATCCCCTAACAAATAATCCACGGAAATCTGGAACTCTATACTCTTCAGGAACTGATCCTGCTCCATAAGTATTAGAAATGACATCCCATAATTCGGGATATGTACCTCTATTTAATATTTGACCATTACATTCTAACCATCCGGGTGGTATAGTTAAGGACGGAAACATCATAATAGATCCGATTGCGATTTCACTTCTATGTGGATCTGGATCTCTTCCGGGCGGATATACAGTTCCCGGATCTGGTATTGTCACCACTTTACTAACTCTTAAATTTCTTATGTTAACTTCTCCAGTAGTCCAATTTATCCATAATGGTGCTAATAAATCTGCTTCTGCATATCTATGTTTAATATATAAATTTTTCGAAGTAGTACTATTGACTTTTATAGTAAAAACATTTTTTACCGTTATAGCATCGGGATTACCAAATATCAATTCGTAATCATTTGATCCGACATCTCTTATTCTTAGTTTTCCTGCTTCCGCTGTGCGCAATGATCGTATTGATACATCAGATCCAGAAGATAACACCTTAACGTCATTTATTAAACCCCCATTTGTCAATGTAACATCACCATCTATAATGGTATTTTTAGATACTGATAGATTACCTTTTATATTGGTATCATCTGTTACATCTAATATACCTGTTATTGTTGCTCCATTATTAGCTCCACCTATCGATAACGATGTAGATGTACCTGACCCGTCGAATACTAATTGTTGGACTAATGCCATGTCTATACTATGCGGAAAATGCAACAATCCTCTAAATGTTGTGGAAACCCTAAATCCCGCTAATATTGGTGTCGTTTCTTCGGCCATAAATATATTTATTTCATATTATTGAATTGGATAGGCATTACTTCCATTTTTTAAATCAACCCATGTTTTAACATTTCTCAATCTTGGATTAGTTATTTTCAACATTTTTATTTGCAAATCGTATATTTGTGTAAAAATTCTATTAATTACATTAGGCTGTACCAATTCGTTATCATTTACAAATGAATTATATTCTAATTCGATATCTAAATCATTTATTTCGGCATTTGATATATAAGTATAGTCTTTATATAAAAGATCTCCATAATTATTAAAAGTACCAAAAAATTTACCTTTAATATTATTTTTAAATTGTATTACATTTTGAAATAATTTAAAAAATTCTTTGTTTAATGTTAATGCTTGGTTATATTCCATATTCTCGAATTTAATTTGATTATATGTATAATATGGTAAATTACTTTGACGAAAAACGGTATCATATTCTGTACTCTCGTTTAAATGTGAAATATAGGTATCTCCCGTGAAGTACAAATTGTCTTTATTATTTTCACTAGCTGCTACGAAAATATCATGAGTTGTTAGATTTATTGTAAAAAATTCTGCATAATTCCATGTTTGATAATCTAATAAATTCTCCCACAGATCATCAATTAATAACCACTGGAAGGTATCATCCGGATAGAATTTTTTTCGATCAAATATTGCAAAGGTTTTTTCTGGTCTTGAAAAGAATTTTTTAAATATTGTATTATTAGTAATAGCATAAAAGACATTAGAATCTTGCTCGGAGAATGCTATTCTTTTGAAGCTTTTATCCGTATTTTGATATAATACATCATCGAATATATAAGTATTTAATAAATTGTAATTTTCATCATATTCGAATAATCCGTATTTTATTTCATTTGTATCATAATTATCTTCATACAATACATACATATGATTGTTTATTTTCCTGTTTCTAATATTTAATATTTTATATTTTCGTGTATCTGGTATTTTTATATTTTTAACCCATACAAAATTTTTATTAAAAATTTTAATAATACTATTACCCGAATCATATACCCATATTGTTTTTTGATTGGATCCTATTACACTACATCCATTGAATTTATTAAATCTATTTTTATCTCCTGTTCCTCCTATAGTTTCTACTAGAAATCGTTTATATTCAAACACTAAATCTTTAGTGAAAAACGTATTTATATTATATTTAAATACTTGACCGCCTCCATTTATTTTAGAATCAGTAATATATAAATGTTCTCCATCGAATGTTAAATCTTCTAAATTTTTACAGGTTTCTAATGAATAGTTGTCTATTACATTCGTGTATAAAACAAATTTAGCACCTGATAATCTTCCTTGATTCGATATCGTACTAGTCAATCCCATTAAATGAGTATTTGATATAGCTAATATACTAATTTCATTATCTGAAAGGGGTAAAACTACAAAACTTTTTATATTATCATATGCAGAATATGCTGATAATGCCGCCACTGCTGATAATGGTCCGAATCCAAATATTTTCCCTGCCGGTCTTGTAGTCCATTCGAAGTGATTCGTAGCAATAGGATTACACAAAGTATTTACGTCATTATCTACTGGTACATCGGTACTTCCCATATACATTTTGCTATACATATATAAAATATTTTCGTGTAAATATTTTATTTTCGTGTTTAAAATATTGAAACTTATAATTTCGTTGGGTTGTATTAAAATCTTTTCAAGATTATATGGTAATACTAAAGAATCAAACACAAATCTATCTTTATAATAATCGGATCTATAATAATCAGAAGAATATTTACTAATTAAGTTTATTAATTTTTTAGAGTCTTCGTTGAAATATTTTCCAGTATATGATTCGTGTATATCATTGATATTAAAATAACCAGAAAATGGAGTTGAATCAGAATATACGAATTCCCCTCCGGATGAAAAATTAAATCTTGTTTGCATATTACCTAAATTCTATATTGTTGATGGTGGTAGTAATAGGAAGAACTTTATTAAGTTTTCCTATTACTATATCTTTTATTTTATCTTGTAATAAATTATTAGTTATCTGAGATTTTTTAATAATAATATTAATCTTGTTACTTTTATTACCAGTCGTGTCTAGTTTAAATTGTCTTTCTATTCCATCTATTTCATTTCTTTGACCGCATGGTAATGATACTACCAAATCTCTCATTTCTACTCCATTATATACATGAAATTTTATTTCAGTATTAGATAATGCCTTTTTATATATTTTGAATTGTTTTAGTTCGCAGTTATTTATATAGTAATAATTTGGTTGTTTTAGATATTGATTCAAAGATTGATTATTATAAAAATATGTATTTCCTATATTAATACTATCACTAATAATATCTTGGAACACATATTGACCAGAATTGAATTTCACAGTTTTTATTTCAATACCATCACAAAATACCGATATTAGACCGTCTATACCATCAATTCTGAATGCAAAATGGTGATATTCTGATTTAAATAGATTAATATCTATTGGTATTTCTATTTTAATTTTATCTTTAGTATTCAATGAATTCTGTAACATGACTTTAAACACTAATTCATTTTTATTTACATATCTATTTTTAAGATAATTATAATTTGTAAGATTATAATTTAGTCTATTTTCGTTTCCATACGGATAATATTTCCCTATTAATGGTAAAAATTTAACATCATAAATAATTTTATTAATTTCGTCTATTTTTGCTATAAACATCTGATTACCCGACAATGTCGTACCGGTCAACTTGGACGGTGTTGTAGGTGTTGTAGGTGTTGTAGGTGTTGTAGGTGTTGTATTTGTAATTTCTCCCAAATATCCTAAAATTATAGGATATGAGCTTAATCCCTTATTAGTATATTCTCGTACAATGTCTAACTTTAATAATTCAATTTTACTATACGGTGGTATTCCTAACATATTAAATACATTCTTATAAGAAGAATGTATATCCATAGTATACAAGGGTATTCTGTCTTTAGTAAATTTAGAAATTTTATTACCATTATGTATTACATAATAATTAAAATCATCATCTAATATAAAGTCTCGGATCTCAGTAGAACTTGTAAGATGAATAACCTTGGTTTTTCTATCAAAAGTTTCTTGTATTAATCCAGAATTATCTTTTATATATAAAACTGAATTATTTATAAATTTTTTAGCATCATATCCATTAAATCCATATATATTTCCTTTATCTTTTATGATGGAATATATAGATTCTTCTTTTTCTGCTATAATTATAGATTTTATTGGTAAGAAATTTTCTGCTATCATTTCCGTAGCAGTTAATGCATCATTATCTAAACCGTAGGGGACTAAAGCATCATTACCATATTGGTAGGATTCTACTAGATAATCTTTGAAACCAATAGGAGGTATTATTACTTTTCCGTTGATATCGATCTTTGGCATACCGAAATTGTATGTCTTCGTATATACTTTATCCAATTTTAATAATTCTTCTGATATAATATTATATCGAATTACTGTTCCATATGTATCCATTAAGTAATAGATATAATTCTCTTCTGGTATTATTGATATATAATAGTTTTGTATATCTCCTATAGCATCATATATAGCGGCATTTGAATAAAATTTTGTGGTTAACGGTATCATAATTACTTTATATTATATGGAGACTGTTCAGGTATTATAGTAGTAGTACTAATTGCATGAAATGAATCCAAATGATCTGTTCTATATATATCCTTTATAATATATTCTTCTAGGTTTTCATTTTCTAGAGATGCTATATCTATTGATTCGAAATTTGTATTATATGTATATATTTTACTCTTATTTTGAATGGTTATGAATGGAGTTATTTTTCTGTCATTTAATAATGCAAATCCTTTATTATTTAAATTTCCTATGAGTTGATGACCGAATTTGGAAGTCCAATCATCAGATTTAAACCAAAAAGATATGGTATATTGATGCTCTTTATTAATATCTTCGTATGCCTCAATGCTTGCATATGCATTACCATTTAAATTATATTTTATTTTATCTGTTACTACTTCCGCATGATAAATGTCTCCATTATTTTCAGTTTTTAAATTTAGACCATCAGTAATTATGTATTTTTTAAGTTCTGAAAGAATATCTTGTACATATTTATTTCCTATCCTATGATAAAGGTATTCGGAATTCGGAGTTATGACTAAATCGCTCCGTTTATCGAAAAATGTTATTCCGTATAATGCATCTTCTCCAGTCTGTGGTGTATGTAAATATTCTTCTGGTATGGAATTGTATAAATCTGGTACATCATAGTATTCAGATGCTGATAATTTATTATCCAATAAATCTGTCAACGGATCTATATATACATAATTATATTTGGTTTGTAATGCTTTAACATATGATACCTTTTCCGGATAATAATATCTATCTAGCCATATAGACTCTCCATTTCTATTTTTATATAACCATGAACATAAATATTCAGTACTATTTTCTGATAATCTTTTTTGAAATATCTTATCAGATAAATATGGGGTTTCCCCTGCCATAGCACCTCTATAATTCCATTGTAAATCGTTTATATTAATCTGTTTATATGGATGCAAACTTTCGGGAGATGTGAAGCTCGTATATTCATCCGTTTTAAATTTGTAATCAGCATTGTAAAACTCATAACTCAATGTTATCGAATGATCGCCTCCTTCTTGATCATTTCCTGTGAATAATCCTATATAATTCCTACTATCTACTACCGGAACATTATCGTTAGCTAATTCTGTATAATCTGATCTATAATTATAATTTTTATTAGTTTTTTGGTTTTTTAATACTAATAAGTTTGCTTCTATAGAATTTCCTGTAATATAACTATATTGAGTAGATATTAGATAGTTATTTTCCAAATCTTTTCTACTTTTAAATGGATCTATGTCATATACATTTACATGTTTTGAATTATATGATACCCATGATGTATTAGGTTTGTTGTTTATATCTTGTATGTAATAATTTACGGTAAAATAATTATATTTATAATTATTTGTATAATCTAATGCGGTCAACAGATTGTTATACGTCGAAATGATTTTATTATTTTTAAATAATATGAGTTTGTTGCTAAATTTATCTAAAATGTAGTTAAACGTAGTATCACTATTATTGTCAGTAGATAAAAACGAAAAATTAGTATTGTTGAAATGTAAATAATACGTTTTACCGTTATTTGCGTTTTTATGAACTATTTTTGTAGTTATAGTATCCAATATTACTATTTCGAACATCGTATCTACAAAATCTACATATTTTCTATTTATTTCCGCAAAATAATACGGCAACTCCGCAATATCCTCGTTAGATACAGTTAGAAGCATGTTTAGTTTATTATATTGTATCGTAGTGGAGAATGTACGGATATCTTCATCTCGTTCTAATGCCTTTAAATTGCAAATTTTATCTAATTTCTGTTTACTAGTTAGATATATTGAAGAATAATTATTAATTTTGTTATCCATCACATAATCCAAATACTTCTCTTTTATAAATTCATATCCTTGATCTAGAATTTCAGTTTTTTTAATAAATTGTAGATCGACATCACCTATATAAGATGTTGACAATGGGACTGAGTTAAATGATAAATTAATAATCTCCACTAATTTATTTAATTTTTAAGTTTAGAATGTCACCATTAGCTGTTTGTAATGTAGTAAAAATCGAATCATTTTCATCATCTATGAATTGGATAGATGAAATTGTTAAATTTCTATATTCCGTATAGTACGAAGGTCTCGATAATCTAATCGGCATTTCAATAGTTAAAGTCTTGAAATTTGAATACCTCATAGTTAAAGTAGGATAATATACTACATAATCCACATCTGATCTTGGTATATATTCATGTATTATAGGTTTCTTTAATATTTCTAAATTTTGGTCAGTAATATCATCAAATCTGTAATTTTTTACTATAGGAATGCTCCCATCACCAAAATCTATCGTTAGTTTTATTATATCGTGAGAATATGGATATAATTTCTGTAAATCATAGGTAATAGAAGTAGTACCTTTAAATACTCGAAGGTCTTCGTATATTACGGTATCTACCTGTTCTTTGAGTGATGGAGCGGATAATGTATAATATAATGAATTCATGTTAGGATAATATTAAGGTTCCTTCTAATTTATTAAAATCTATTAACGAATCTCCTGTTATATCATTTTCTGTTATTTTAGCATCATATAATGAATTAATATCATAAAAATTTATAGTTTTTATTTTTTGAATATTAAAATTATACATTTTAATTTTAATATCTAGGATTTCGGCTCCATCGTACTTAAACTTAATTTGATATATATATGAAAACCCATTAGGATCTTCGATTGTAGTCATTATACAATATTTGTCATTTCTGGTATTATAAGTAAGTACTGGTTGATTTATCTTACTCAATTTTACCGGATTTATACTAGATATATTTTGATATATGGTACTGGGTGCTAAATTTTGTATTTTTTCTATTTTTGTTGTAGTATAATCTATTTTATAAAAAATTGGAATTATAGAAAATAAATTGGAATTTGTATTAATTGATGTTAACATCACTACCATTGCATAATCTCTACTTTCGAATATAAATGGATTGGTTATATTCGATAAATTATCACCTCGTTTATAACGAATATAATTTAAACCTGTTCCACTATCAGTAAATCCCGAATTATCATAGGTTATTTTTTCAAAAATTATATATTCTTTGGTTCTTATCCATAAAAAGTTATTATATATATTAAAATCTAAAACTTTATTATATAATTCATATTGTATAGTAGAATTATAAATATTGTATTTAATAAATTGTTGTAATCCAGAAGATAATACCGATACATTTCCGGTAGTTATATTTTTTATATATATGTTTCCATATGAATTCTTTAGTTCATATGGATTTATCATTTTCTCGTCGGGATTTACATCGTTTAATATAGTTCTTGATGATGTAAGTGTTTGTTGTATTACAAATTTTGATTGCTCTTCGAAATTAAAATCGGTTTCACAAAAATCCTCGATAAATCCACCATCAAATTCTTTAAATTTTATAGAAGATAATATATAATCTCTATTAAAACTAGGAACAGCATTTGATACACTACCCACAGAATTACCATCTATTGTATTTATGGGTCTTACTTTTAAATTATTTTTAGGATGTCTATCATAAAAATTACCATCTATATTGTAAACTGCTGGAGTGGTATAACTATTATTTGTAACATTTAAATCCCAAGTGTAAGAAATTCCAGTATTTAATATTACTTGTCCGTCTATAGTTGTATATTGATTTGCCGATAATGGATTTATATTCAAATCAAACATACTATCTGGTATACTTGTTCTATTTATATCTAATCCATCTACGAATACTCCAGTATTAAATATACCTCTTTCCATTATACCATTTATGATTTTACCTATACCACCTTCTAATAGAATGTTATAATAATAATCTGAAGCCCAAATATTAGGCTTTACCCACGCACCATTACTAGCAAAGACTTCTTCTGGTAAGAATCCATTCTCATAAAAAGTTATAGGACCCCCATCATACTCTTCACATTCTTTAACAATTTTCTCTATTACGATACTATTATCTATTAATTGTTTTTTCGGTCTATATTTAAATAATCCATATTGATTACCATAAACATCACTAGACCATTTTGTCATAACTCCTTTATTGTATAAAGAAGCTAGATTCGTATTGAGCCCATCTTTTCCAGTAATATAATTATCTGATAACTGATTTCTAGAAAAATATGAATAATAATCTTGATTATATGGAGTATTATTAATATCACCAGAAATATCATTATAACTATGACCTCTTATAGAATTAGTATAATCACAAATATGAATTAATGGATATTCTTCGTTAAATGTTCTAGATAAACCTATTGTATTACCATATCTTTCTGGATCTGGATATATATACAATTTATCTGGTTCTAGTTTAGTATTATCTATTTTATATTTTTTTTCGGGGACTGAATAATATAATATACTATTTTTATCCGGAGTAAAAAATAACCCGATTCTTCTAGCGGATTGAAGATCGGATTCTTCCTCTATTGAAGCTGTAGTTGGGAAATTCCTATTTAATAAATTTCCAGTGGGATTATCAGCTTTAAACAACAACCCTTCTGTTATATCAGAAATAGTTGATCCAGTTTTTATATAATAAAAGTCACTCCCTATATATTTTCTTATTAAAGCATTTCTCAAATCCACTAATCTAGTAGCCTTTGGCTTATTTTGAGATACTAAATTGTATAATTTGGCGTCTGGTTTACAATTTAAATCTACCGCATTTAAATTGTAATTTATAGTGAAGTTTTTACCAAATTCTACTAAAAATACTCTAATATTTTCGAATAATTGATCAGTTATTGCTTGATCAATTTCTATAAAAATATTCGCATCGATTTTGTTTATATTAGCCGAATATAACGTCTTCCTCAATTCGGTTTTAACATCATAAGTGTCATAGGATTCTTTTGGATTATTGTCCAAATAACTCGTATATATGTCGTATAATTCCTCGATTTCTATCCCTAGATTGTTCACCAAATCTTCTTGTGATATTGTTTTCTGATATGTCGAAGTCTCCACTATATCCGAAAATAATACATCAGTGATGCTTTCTATTATACTTTTTTCTATACTAGTACTAGTACCCTTTATTTTATTCTTTTGAATTTTAAATTTTAACTTCTCTCTTTTATCAGAATAGAATTTACATATTTCTTTTATTTTCTTAGAATAAAATGGCAATACTATATCTAAATCAGTAATATCGTTATAATCTATATTACTTAAAAATCTTTTCTCTTCTAGAGTTGTATATTTTACTGTTATCTGCTTTATTAAATCTATATAACGATCTTGAATTGATTGATTTGATTCCTTTTCGTTTTTATTTTTAAATTTATTCCATTCTTTTATGTAATCTACATATAAATTGTTAAATTGTGCAGGTGATAAATCTGCTTTAGTATATTTTAAAAAATCAAAAAATGTATATGGAGATTCTCTATCCAGATAATCTACCGAAGGTACATTAGGATTTACTACTGAATAAAGCGGAAGTGTTTTGGAAAAAACAAACGATTCTGACACATAATTATTTAACGATTCCTAATCCTTTTACTAACGAATAGTAAATCATCTTTTCTTTGATACCATCCAATTCTTCTATTGTACTTATATTATCTGGTATAGTGTTTAGCGGATCGTTCCAATTTATAACTCCTTCTGTTTGTATGTTCGAATATGCTACTAGATATTCGTAGAAATCATAAAATAATGGTATTTGACTATTGTTGTAATTATCTGGCAGTATCAAAGACCATCCCCAATTTGGATGATACGAGCTTAGATTATACGTTCTATTAATATTATCAATATACTGTATACCTCCTATAGTAGAACTTAGAATATCAGTATTCAATACCCTATATGTTTCACTATATTTTTCAAAAGCTATTATATTATTTCCTGCGGTCAATATCCCAGTAAAAAAATCTAATTTATCACCTTTATTAAATCCATAATAAATTTCTTGGTTGTTTTCTCTTAATGCTTTGTTATTATATCCTTTGTCATCAAAATTATCCGAAAATTTATCTTTACTTCCTTTTAATTTTGAATATTTTATAGAAAATATATCCACCAATCTAGATAATCTCGCTGGTAGATTATAACTAGTATCGTTAAAAGTTAGAAAGCTCTCGTCTAACATTTCATACATTGATTGTAATGCTTTGATATTACATGTATCTATATTTTGTAAATTATCATTAAAATTGGATATTTTTTCGTAGATTACTTTACTTAATTCTTCTGGTTCTGATGATAATGTTCCTAATGCGGTTCCCATGAATCCATCGAATACAGAATCCGCATTTAATAAATACTCCTGAAATCGATATGATTTCATTTGTTTCTTCATATCAAAATTTTCATTAACTTTTCTTATTTCGTATTCTCCTTCGTCTGACGGATATATATTAAATGTATTACTTTTCCCATATATAGGATCCGGTGGTTTTCTTCCTTTTTGGAATTTATTTATATATTTAAATCCGTTCCAATCTCCATATGCTTCTATTTTAGGTACTGTACCATCAGGTGATAATTCAGTATCTATTTTTACTTCTTGTAAGAGAAATCCATACTTATCTATATTAGCATCAAAATAATATAGTTTCTTATTAGTATTATCTACTATAATTATATTATTATCCGTTGTACACGCAATTCCTTCCAAATCACTTATATATGAATCTGATATTTTATCGTTTAATCGAAATGTTTGTATTTGTCCGGTATTCGAATTTATATTCATTACCTCGTTTATATTTTTAGTGACCCACACATTTCCTAATACGTCTATAGTTAGATTCCATAAACTCCCTGCACCAGCATAATATATCAACGAAGTTCCATCTTTATCTATTTTATAAATTCTATCATTATATGATGATAACTTTTTAGTATTTGTAGTTGTATCTTTACCAATACCCCACGCATTTCCTTTCAGATCTGTTACAATTTCCGTAGATTCTAATTTAGGAGATAATATATTCTTAAATAAGAATGTCCCGTCATATTTATATTTTTCAATAAATGATAATGTTGGATTAGAATATGATATCCATATATTATTTTCTGTATCTGTATCTATAGATGCTGGAGTTACCGTATTTCCATGATCTATGGTTACGGTATTATCAATTGAAGGTTTTATGATATAATCAATTTGATTAGATAGATTATTAATTCTAATTGTACTAACTGAATCGTATAATGTTACCCACACGTTTCCATCTCTATCACTGCAAATATCAGATGGAGATGAATTTTCTGGTAAAACATATTGGTCATACAATACCGTATTATTAAGAATATCATATTTTAATATCTTATCCGAATCCGAATCCACCATCCATGCATAATATATACTACTTCCATCATTTAATCTTTTAGATACTACACAAGATGAATATATCCCAGATAATACATTGGAACTAAATGTAGTTTGTTCTATAATTTTTCTTTGTTTATTTTTAACATCGTTTCGTATTGATAAATTATATATGTTATATGTTTGTGGACTATTTATTAGACTATATGTAGTATCCACACTATATCCTTTATTAGTGCTATTAGATACTGATGGAACTGCTTTAGCATATATATGTACATCTGATATAGGTTTGTCTACAATTAGATAACCTTTGAAATACCCTCCGTATTTTTCAGTAGATAATACACCATAATTTGAATAAAATTTGACATTCGGTACAGATTTATTTTTTTTATCTCTTAGTTCTAAATATATTTGCGCTGAAATTAAATTAGAATTTGTATTATACTGTAATATGTTATTATATTTTGAAGGTTTTTCGAATGCATCTTTAATTTTAACTACAAATGGTATTTTTTGTCCTATAAATTTCTGTGGGTATATATTAAAACTATCTATTAAATTACCATTATTATCATCATCTATACCATTAGAAGTTATGGTTAAATGATCGGAATTTATCTTTTGTATTATAATATAATGACCGTTGGAATTATATATATTATTCAATATAGAATATCTATTATCGGGATAATTCTTACCATTAGAATCTAAATCCTTAAATTTTTTAGTATCAAATGATGCATATATATTAATAGGTTGTTCTCCTTCTATTATATTAATATCTTTCGGTATATCATCTATATAATAAACTACTTTACTTCCAGAGGTTCCTACTAAACATGCTCCGTCATAGAATGCAGGACACAATTCCAATTTATTATTAAATACTCTAGCATAGATATCTGTATTATTATCTGTTTGTATTTTACTTACTGGAATTCTCTCGTAAGTTCCCATTGTTTGGTTTATTTCGTATGATTCAAATCTACAGGATGGCTTGAGATGTGCCCATACATCTTTATTATACTTTTCCATATCTAATATGGGAGCTACATTGCCGTCAGAATGTAGATTTATGGTATATCCTACCGATGATAATATTTTATGCGTATGTAAACTATTAAAACGGTATACTTTAAATGGATTTTGGTCAGATCCAGAGTCTGTTTTACTGTTAACTCCTTGTATTGCTAATGAATCTGAAATATAATCATGTATTAATATATTTTGAGAAAATGCATCTACATATCCAGCTCCTTCTTTTCCTAATATATAACATTTTACTGTATACCAACCGGGCAATTCGTAATAATGTGATGCAGTAATTGTCTTCGATGTAGTTCCGTCTCCAAAATCCCACAATATATTTTGTTTAGAATAATCTACACTATCCCCGTCATCAAATATTGGTATAAAAGTAAATGGAGTAATCGGTAGTGCATATCCAGTAGTTGTAGGCGTCCCTGCATAATCTAATGTAGCAAAATATATATATCTATGATAATTTTCCATTTTATATAATTTCTATTTTATTAATTAAATTTGTTATTTCATAAAAAAATGGAAACTGATAAAAATTCAAATTCATATTTTGAGCTGTAGTATTAATATTTGCACTAGAGTATAGAGGATTCCAATATATAAAACTTATATTAGGAGTCTTATATTCTACATTTCCCACCATTCGAACGGTTTCTAGTGATTTTATACCTTCGATGTTTAATATATTAAAACTCAAATTTGTCAAATTTAATAATTGGCCCAATTCATTGTTTTCCTGTGCAAAAAATTGTTTTATCAAATTAAAAATTGTATTTTTGACTTGATCTTTTGATATCACCTGATTAGGAGATCGTGTGATTCTGATTATAGATTCATTTCTGATATTTGATGTAATAATTTCGTTTAAAGTCGGTAATCCTATATCAAATGCAACATAGACTGGATCACTTACCACAATATTATGATTTATCATCTTGACTGTGTTCAGTTTATCTACTAATATCTGCTTTTGCGCAAAAAATAAATCAATTGGGGTTGTTTCATTTTGTATCGCTCCATATTTTGGAACACAAAATAGATATACATTATTAAAATCACACGCATCATTGAATGATACTTGGTTGAAAAGCATTTTGTCGTCTAAATTAGGTCTTTCCAAACCCAATTCATAAAAATATGACAAATATTCGGAAGTATATTGTTTATTTGATACAGTTTTTACACTTTGTATGATATTTGCGAAATTTTTTACTACATAAGATTCATAATCATACGTAGTAACGGCTCTATTTTGTGATGAGAATAATAATGGGGCATTTTTTCTTATTTCTCCTACCGTTTCCATCGTAGTAGGAGGAATTGAGGCATATTCATTGTCAAATTTCAAAGTCAACGAATCGTCTCTGGTCAAATAATTCGAATTTTCGTCTTTTATATCTTTAAATATTTGATCAAATAGACTAGATTTATATATTTGTATTTTTCCTTCTTTACTAGAGTTTACACCTACCATTCCATTCGCAGAATCACTTTCTAAATAGAATATAGCAATTTTATCTCTTGGATTTAAACGTCTACCATTGATATTATCTCCAAATTTAATTTCATAATGACCATATTCATTCAATTTCTTTTCAAATACTTTGGATACATTATCAGATAAGTATAAACTATTTATTTCTTTCCATTCTGTCCACTTTTCAGTTTCTATATCTTGTACATATATAAATATGTTATCATGATCTATCATCTTATTAGACGATGAGTCTAATGGATAGTTTATATTCAATGTAAATACTTCAAAATTTTCTCCAATCGCTGAATATAACGGATATTCTTTGAATGTTCCCTGATATAATAGATTATTCATCCCCACCGATTCTATATATTCATCTGCTATGGAATATGTGGTTTTTTGAAAAGATATATCTTTATTAAATGAATAATATATATTATTGATAATAATATATGAAAATCTTTGTATGGAGTATGATCCTACTGCCAATCCAACAGTTCCGTACATATTTATTTTCAATGCTGATGTATGATTCCCTGTAGGCTTATACCCGATCAAAGATACTATCTTATTCATGTTTTCGAACAATTCTGCCTGCGAAAATGTAGCATCTGCTGCCGTTTGGTTAAGATAAAACAATAATACATGGTATGTATATGCTACTACATCCACTAATCCATTAATATTACTTCCTTCATAGTCTATATCTGGAAATACATTCATCGTTTTTAAACGATTCGTAATTAATTGTTTAATACTTAGTGCATCAAATGCTGCATATGCATTTCTTGGTAGTTTAAATTCAGTAAAGGATGAAGTGCTCATTGTTATGATTTGTAATTATACCCATTATTATTTACTGTTCCCAGAAATGATATGTTATGTATATTTATAGAAGGAATACTAAAGTATATTACTATATCAAATTCGTTTGCATCTTCATATACGGTAATCCTGACATCTGTAAGCTTTACTCTAGGTTCGAAGGTTCCGACTTGCATATATATATCCGATCTCATCCTCTCGGCTACCTCTATAGTAGCTGGTTCGAAAATATATTTTCGAAGATCTAATCCAAATAGTGGATTTAGTATCTTTTCTCCCGGTGTAGTTGTAAACAGATTTCTTAACGAATTTATGATTGCATTTACATCAAAATCTACTTCCAAATCTTTTACTTCATTATTTTGATATAAAAGATTATTTATGCTATAACTGTCTTTTAAATCTAGATGTAAATCCGCATATAAGTAATTCTGCGCAGCCATCAGTGATGATGGTAGATTATCTAAAGAGATTTTTCCCATAAAAATATTTAATAGTCACACTAAATAATCTTATGGAAAAGAAGTTTATCAAATTAATCGAATCTAATATTACCAGAGCAACCAGAGGAGGTTTTCTAGTAGGAGATTATATTGAAATTATTAAAAATTACCAATCCGATCCAGAATATAAGAGATTACATGACAATGTAAAAAAAGATCTAGACGAATTAGTAAATAGTAAATTACACCTTCGTGTTATTGGTGTTAATGACACCCAACCGCTACGTTATCCCGGAAATCCGGAATCCATGACGGGAAATGTCATTCTATCTGTCGCTATTGATCAAGGTGGCGGCAGAAGGTATTATAATGTATTAGTTCCTTCGTGCTTGTGCGTAACTAAAGATTTTTATCCTAATTATGCTCCATTTCCAGCAGAATTTTCTTATGATAACAAAGAAATTCTTCAGCCTAAAGAGTTTGGAGAAGTAGAAAGTGGACAAAAGGGTCTTACTTATTCACTTCCCACTGGAAATACGAAAATTCCAGTTTCTAAACCCAAATCCAAAAAGAAAAGTAAGAAGGTTCGTAAAGAATCCTACACTTCTGGGTATTTAAGTGGTATGGAATATCTTAGATAAGCTTATCATACAAGCAAATGTATTAATTTCTATATCTATTACCTGAGAATGTCTATCCATATGATGAGCAATCGTCAATATCGACTCCTTCTTTCTCATAGATTCTATATTTTTAGTGTATAAAATGTTCAGTAACGATTTCATCAATGCATGAAAATCAGATTGGAATACCATTTCGTTCTTGATGATATGTTCTCGAATGGAAATTACATCATCTTCTTGTAATAATTTATATAATTCCTCAATAAATTCGTCGGAAATTACAGTAGACCGTATATTCAAGACCCCCGATGTAGAATATTTCTGCAAATCGTTCAATATTCTTCTAAAATCTGGAAAACTAGTCTTAATCAGGGTTTTAAATGAACTAATTTGATCTGGTGGGATCGATACTCCTTCTTTTGCTAGGATTTTAGCGCAATGTTTAGCTACTTCTGATATATTATGATCAAAATCCAATATAATACATCTACTTCTAATTGCATCTAGTATTCTATGCTTATAATTAGCAGTTAATATGAATCTAGTAGTACTAGAATAGTCTTCCATCACATTCCTGAGTGCTCTGGCACCATCTCCACTCAAAGAGTCTGCCTCATCCAGAATTACAACCTTTAAACCACCATCAAAGGATTTAGTTTGAGCAAATCCGATAATTTTATGTCGGATTGTATCGATCCCATTTTCATCCGAAGCATTTATATATAAATAATCACATTTTAATATATCATTTACTATAATTTTCGCGGTAGAAGTTTTTCCCGTTCCCGGAGTCGATACAAACAATAAATGTGGAATATCTAGATTCTTTTTGTATGATTCGAGTAATCTTCGTGTTTCATCAGAAACACACAACGTCTCTAATGTTTTTGGTCTATACTTCTCGCACCAAAGAGTATTAAAATCCATATTATCTTCCTGATGAACCGAACCCTTTATCTCCACGAATCGTCTCATTCTTATCTTGAACCCAGCAAATTTCTGGTTCTATCAATTTATATACTACCAATTGGGCTATCCTATCACCTTTATTGACCTGATATTCAATATCTGTATTATTAATCAACGCAGCCCCTAGCTTTCCTCTATAGGAACAATCTATAACCCCCGGAAATGCCGTTATACCATTTCGGAAGAACATTCCCGACCTAGATTCGATGCGAATCCAATAACCGGGTTGGATATATCCGATGTCGAGCCCTATAGGCACTGTAATGGTGCTATGCGCACGGATTGTTACATCTTCTACCGCATAAATATCGTATCCAGTATCACCTACTAGGTTATCCTTGTTATTTCTTTCTGGTAATTTAGCATGTTCATTAGTTTTTACAAAACAAATCTTAATATGTGGGAACTGAGAGTCTACGAATGGCATATTTTTACAACTATACTATACTTTGCACTAGAAAGCAAGCCCAAAGCTCCTAAATAATTCTATGTCTGACGATAGCGACCTCGATGATACTGTAAATTCCATATTAGATCAATTAAAAACGGTTCCTGTTGTCGCCAAAAAGCTAAATACGATGCCTTCAGATCTTACTAAAGAAAATCTAGAGAAATTTGTCATACAATATGCTAGCAGATTAGTAGAAAATGCAACAGAATCCGTAGAATATATAAAGGATAATGTGCAAGCAGCTCCTACTGCTGATGATGTTATCTCTTTAGCAGAATTAATAAAATCTACATCTGGAGCGATAGAAATTTTAAATAAAATTGTTATCAATAAAGAAAAACTTAATAATTCTATTAGAATCAAAGAAATGGATGTTGCCAGTAAACGCGAAGAACTAGAAGTAAAAGCTTCTACTACATTTCTTGCCTCTAGAGACGAAATATTAAAACAATTAATGAATAAATCTAAAGTTATAGATATAACTCCTATTAGCGAATAGTATTATGCTTTTGGTTTCGTCCACGCTTTCGTGGATTCTGTACAACCACCATGATTTACAAACGATGGATATAAAGTTTCGTTCTCATTCCATTTTATGTATTGATTATACTCTCCGGATTTCATTTTAAGTGCTATATTTTTCATTAAGGTTCCATCCTTTTTCTTTAATCCTTGGGATTTAGCTCTTTCCCAATCATTTCTGGATAGAAACATAGGAGCACAAGTTGATGCTTCTTGTACATTCCATTTTGCTTTAGCTTCTTTAGTATCTGCTATTCTAATAGTAAGTTTCAATTCACTAGCTCTATTTGCCATTTTACTCCCTTTTTTGGTCGGTAAGAATTCGTCAATTAAAAATTTATATTTAATTTTACCGTCTTGTAATCCAGCTCCTGAAGTATCTCCTACCTGTCTTCTTTCCGTCCATGTATTTCCCTTTTTATCAGTAACCGTAATAATTAGTACGTCTCCAGATTTTACTAACCCTTGTTTAATAGATTCTGGCGATACTGCAATAGTTTTTAAGGGTATTATCATATTATCCATATGTCCTATACCCATTTCAGATCCCGTGTCTGGACATTCATCCATCATATATCCATATGCAGTTATTTTAACTTCACCGAACCCATACTCATATACTTTTCCAGTATTTGGTACATTTTCCAATCCAGCACCAGCTTGTACTGGTGCTCCTGCGTCTGCTTGGGGTATTGCACCCGCCGCTTGTGCTGGATTTATTGATTTGGATCCGCCAGCAGTTACTACGGCTTCTGCTCCTTTTGAAGGACCGTCATAAGTATTATACTGAGAAGCCTTTTTCCCATCTTCGTATGTTTTATATTCTTGATTATTAACTGAATCTAAAGAATTTTCATAAGTAGTTTCGGTTACATAACTTGCTGGTGCAGCAGAACCTGTAATATCTACTAAAGAACTCACATTTCCGTTCTTTACTCCCATATATTTTCTTTTTGCATACGCAGCATTCATTGCTGGATCATATGGATTAAATCTTTGTCCGTGTTCAAATGTTCTATAACAATCTCCTAAATTTTCTTTAATTTTAGACTGAATTTTAGAATGTGATTGCGATACATGATAATATGTATCAGTATCACCGGTCAGTGGCAATCTATTATAATTTTTATCTGGGCTACCACCATCTGAAATACTTGCTTTGACTTTATCTTTATCAGATTGTGTAAAAAATGGTTTAACCCCGCTTCGATATAATTCTTGTGTAGCAGTTTTTAATTTAAAAAATTCCGTTCTAACCGCTGGTTTGATTCTATTAACTATTCCTGTCGATATATTTACCGGTGCATGCAACAGATCATCTCCTGCTATTGCTAGCATTGATGCGCTATCACTCAAAGCTCTTCCGAAATCTGCTAATGTTCCTATACTAGATGATGTAGGTTTGAAATAGTTACAAGGACTTTTACAGCTAGCTAATAATTGTGCTAATTTATTTAAAAAACTATTATCTTGATGAATTGACGTGTTATTGTTTATAAAACTTCCTTGTATTGGAGTGTTATTTTGCTGTGTAGGTGGTATATCTGTAGGATTTGGTATCTCCTTTGCCGCATCAAATGCATCTCCCACTTCTCTTAGTATCGTTTCGGTGTAATATTCTGGAAAATTTTTAACCTTTTTGACAAAAAAGGTTAAAGTTTGTACATCTAAATCTGGACCATATACTATAAATTTTTTGGCGAAGTTTCTTAATGCATTCATTGGATTAGAAGATCTTTTTACGGATTTCCAGTCGTACATAAGTTCTACTTCTTGTGGAAAAGCACTCAAATAATCACAAAAACTAGTATTTTTTTCTAAAAAATCTGGATTTGGTCCGATGCATATTGCTTCTAAAAATTTTGGGAATGTATTCTGGTAAAACATATTATATTTTTTCTTTTAAAAAGTCGCTTAATGATACTCCATTATCAGTACCATCTACTAATCGATAGGGTTTTATAGTTTCTATTTCATTTCTATATGTATTAAATTCAAAAATATGTTTAACCGATGTAATTAAATGCCTGCCTAGTACATTCAAATCATATTTAGTGGCAAAAAATTGTCCATTTTTGTTTTCTCCCGTTTTTATTACATCTATAAATGCTAATGATTTTCTATGAGTTTTACCTACAAGTTTAAATTGATATGTATTATTTAAATATAACAACGACGACATTTTTTGATTTAAGAATTTTCTTTCATCTAATTCTGGTGAAAGATTCCCTTTGTGGGTATTATAATTATTTTTTTTATTTGGATTCGGATAAAAATTAGGAAATACTTCATATTTTGCTGATCCATCTTTAGTAAATTCGTCTTTAAAAGGTTTTACAAATAATTCGTAGAATGTATCCATAAAGCTACTACTATCTAAAGTTTTTAAATTATATACCATAGATTTATAAGATCTAGAACATGATAATATTCCACTGTTTCCAGCTAATACCACATTATCTTTACATGATGGAGATTCAATATAAAATTGATTTATTTTAGACTCGTCGAAAGTAACCGGAAATGTATTCCATGATATGGTACTAGATTCCTTTTTGGAATTAGTATTATCATTGGATTGACTCAGTGCTGGAAATTTTAATGTTTCTATTACATTATTTTTATGATTTTTAAATACTGTTGCCAAAGAAATTAATAAAAACTTTTTTTGGTGTCTATCATATTCTAAAATACATGGAGATTTTTTAAAAGAGTGGAAGGATAGTACATAATTTAACACTTCGGAATATGACATTACTCCGTAAGGATTTAAATTAATTGTAGATTCGCCATCTTCTTCATATATAATATCGTTAGATATATTATCTCTGTAAAATAAATCATCGGTTTCCTTTCCATCATTATATACTTCATATAATATAGATTTTATGATTTCTCCAGTAGTCTTCCCATTTCCGGAATTTGTTTCCATATAATTCCCTACAATTGCTCCAGCTTTTTGCATTCCAAATATATTACATATATTTTCAGATAAAGCATATTGTGCCCATTCAATTAATACTAATTTTTTACATATTGTATTATTATAAACAATTTCCGTTGCTTCTATTATTACAAAATTAAAATGTAATTTTAAAAATTCTTTACTTTTATCATCTTCCGAATCTTTATCAAAATTACCAGTTACGATTGGAAGTATTTCTATATTTATTATATCTCTACCATTACCCAAAAAAACATATGGAGATGACGATTTTTCTAATACATTCTGGTCATTAGCAATTATCATTACTGCTGAATGGAATGAATTAAAAATATTATCATCTATTTCTAAATACATTAATGAATTTCTATTTAAATACGCAAAATATCCTTCGTTGTTTTGCATATATATAGAAAAATTAAATTCTTCATTTCCATATTTTGCATAGAAATGTGTTTGATCTAAACTATTTGAAGGATCTGTACTCATTAAATTTTTTGTTTCATTGAATTATATATAATAGATAAATATTCGCTTCTTATTATTTTAAGTGTTGATCCTGCATTTATTAATTTTACAGGATTTTTAATATTGTTTGCTAATAATATTAGCCACCATAAATGTTGGGTTTTATAAAATTTATAACTCAAATTAGTAAGTGGCATTTCTGATTCGACTATATAATATTCAAAAATACTTTCATCCAAGTTTGATGGTAAAGTAATTTTGGATCCTATATTATAAAATACATATGTGTCAGAATTATCATTATCAAATTGATACATATTAAAAATATTTTCATATCTTTCTGGAGGATGTGTTATAGTTACCTTTTCCATATTATGATGTTTTTACGTTTGGTAGGAATCCAGCTTGTGTAAATGTTGTAGTTTTAGCTCCCGTACTTTTATCTATTATAGACACAGGTCCTGAAGATCCAGTTTGGGGACTAGTTACTTCTATTGTTGTTTTATTTGCACTATCTGTTACAGGATTATTTAATGCATTATATTTTTTAGATACATCAATCCCAGCTCTTCCCATTTCTGGTATCATAAAATTGTTAACATCATTTGTTAATGATTTTAATGTAATTGATATTTTGAATGCTTCTGGTACTATAGTTTCTCTTGCTTTTACATCTATGACTCTTCGTGTTCCTTCGTGAGTAACTTCCAATTTTGATATGTAGGCATACGGATAAAATCCTCTGCCCGGTACTAACAACTCATATATACAGGAAGGATCTACTAATATTCTGTTGTGTCTATGTGGAGTATTTTGTATTACTAATTTGGTTATTAATTCCAAATTTTTGATATATGCATCAGGAGATATAGTATTAAATAAATAAAAATTAATATCTATAGAAAATTCATTTGTGGCAAAATTGTAAAATTTTGGTCTTTGTATAAACATTCCGGGTTCTGTAATAGATGCAAGATTTACCATTCCTGCGGTTTTCTGTATAAGATCTGAAAACCCCTTTGCCATTTTTTGTAATTCGTTTTCGTTATTATACGTATCACTAAATTCATTTCCTATATTAATATATCCTTTATCAAAATATGGTAATCTATATTTTCTGTTTGTGGATTCTCTTATATACAAATATGCATATTTTTGTTTTAAATCGTCAGAACCTGTAATACTTTTCCATGCTTCTGCGGTAGTATCTATATTTTTAAT